TGGACGATTTCGGCACCCCGCTCCAGTTGGGATTCCCCGTGAGAACCAGCGGATGCAGGAGACATCGCCTTGTCGTCCTGCGGTGTAGTTTCGTCACTCATGCGATGCTCCTGATCCTGCGTGTTCTCTCAACTCACAAACCGAACCGCCTGCTCCCCGTGCTGAATGTGATCCTTGCCGACGTAGAACACCCTCCGGTATTCGACGGCGACCCACTCCATCCATCGCGTCTCCCCCTTGACCGTCACCGGCCAGAGCGCGTACCAGCGCTTCACAAACTTCTCGCCGCTGTGGTTTTTGCAGATGAACCATCTCATTTATCGCACCAGACTCCCTGAGAGAACCAAGCGATGCAGCGGACTGCGCCGCTGATCGCTGGCGTTCACTTCAGCCGCTGCAGCAACGCAACTAGCGTGCGGTCCACGTTGTACGGGCCACCAGTGCCGAGATAGTACGCCACTGCCTCGCGCTCCGCGTCGGTGAGCCGTACCGTTTCGCGTCTCTCTACTGCACCGTTCCGCAGCCGCTCGATCTCGTCCGCCGCCTCGCGGGCCGTCGCGTACTGCGAGTCGGTGTAAACCCACGCCCGCAGCCGCTCCACGATATCACTCATGCCGCCACCGCACCGTGATGTACGTCCCAACAAACGCCCCGGCCGCCAGAGGCACGACATACGCCACGTTCTTCGCGTAGGTCACGACGCCGAACGCTAGGAGCGAGTAGATCACCGACGAGAGGGCCGCGGCCCGAACCGCCCGCCGGTCACCAACCGCGATGATGTAAGCGGCGTACAGAACGTCAACGACGACATACGTCACAAACACGATCGCAGCGGTGACCGGCGAGAAGTCGGAGAACATCAGCGGCACTCGCACGCCGCGGCCGCGGGCTCGCCGTGGCACGACGCCTTGGCGGCACGCTTGGCCGCTCGAGCATCCTGCCGTGCGGTCTGCCGAGCCGCGACCCGCTGGGCCACCGTCATCCGCCCATGGCACGCAGCGGCCTCGCCGTGGCAGCCGGCAACCGCCGGAGCGGCCTCCGGCGATGCACCAGCGAGGGCCACGCCCACCAGGCCAAGAAACGCCGCAATCGAAATACCAAGGATCAGACGAAACACGATCACCGTCCTTTCGGGGAAAGAGAAATCACCGACCATACCGGCGGCACGCGAACCACCGGCCGTGGCCGAAGGCCACGCCCTGGTCGATCACGGGCCACCCGTTTCGCGAGAAGCAGCAGTTAGCGAGTGCGGCCTGCGGGGTAGGGCCGGACCCGCACCCCTCGTATCCGCTGTTGCCCCCATGGTGGCCCACGCGGCCTTGGCGGGCCTGGATCTCAGCGACCCCTTGGGCCGTCGAGGTGTCACTGACCATGCGGCACTGACCGTTGGCACACGACCGGCTGGCGTAGATCACGTCCTGGCCGACGGCTGTACTGCAAACGAGAACCGCGAGAAGCGTAAGAAGTCGCATCGGTAGTTCCTTTCGGAATGAGGAATCGAACCGCCCGCAGTCTGCCCAATAGTGTACGGGCGTCAACCTCGCCTTACCTACCCATCTTGTCAAGCAACGCGGCCCGTCGGGCGGCCATCTCCTCGCGGGTGATGACCTTTCGCGGCTGTGCTTTCGGTGCCTCCGCACCAACGGCAGACACTCCGGCCACGCTGGCAGCCACCGCGGACCCAACGAGACAGTCGAGCCAGTGGTTGTCGCGGCCGGGGATCAGTTGCCACTCGTCCACCGTGCGGCCGGTGGATTTGTTCTCTGTGCGAGTTGGAAACTCTGCGGCGATGTGGTCGAAAAGCATTTCGTGCTTGCCCGCGTGAAACGTGAATGCCATCGGGTCGGCCGAACCGAGTTTCATGCGACCGGCGATCAGCGATTTCCAATAGTTCGTGTCAAAAAGAATGTGCCGCTGCTTCTTGATCGTCGAGGTCCGCCAGTGGGCACCGACCCGCTCCCCCGGCTCCGCTTTCGCGTCCGACATTGTCCGCCGGCTGGCACCGACGTAGCGACCGTGAGACGGCAGAAGCCGCGTGCCGTGCGTCGATCGGCGGGCGAAGTCCCGCGTCACGTCTGCGGTCTGTGCCCAGTTGGCGTCCACCAAGAGAAGGGCGACGCGGTGGACCGCGTCGGAATCCTCAGACTGAAACTCGCGGCCGAGTATTTCGCGAGCGACCACCTCGAGCCCAAGGTGCATCGCGTCCGCCAGCGGGGCGTTGCTGGCCGCCAGCCGCAGCGTCCGATCGACCTCGCGGAGCGTGAAGTACGAACGGTTCTGGTCCGGGTAGGTGCCGTATCCCACGACGTGCCCGCGGAGCTGCGAACCCCACGCACAGATCGCCCAGTAGAGGCAGGCTTCTTGCACGTCGACAAACGCGGTGAGCGTGCTGCAGCCGGCCGGGACCACGAAACGCGGCACGTTGATCGCGTGATCCGCTAGGTCAGCCGGCCGGACGGCGTCGGTTCGCGACTCGTCGGCGATCGGCTCTTGCTGGTACTCACTCGCAAACACTTCCGGGCCGTCGTCGATGAGGGCATTGTAAAAATGCTGGACCGCCGACAACTCTTGGTCGCGGTCAAAGCAGTGCTCCCAGTAGACCTCGCAGCCCTCGTCCATCGCCGCCTGGTTGGCCCGATAGAAATCGGTGGCTTCACGCCACGCCCGGAGCTGGTCGCCGTCGATCTCTTTGTCGTAGGTCTGGCGGATGCGTTTGTAGTCGCCCATCCAGAGATCGTCGTGCCGCTTCGACCATGCCCGGACGGCCTTCACGCGAACACCTTGCCATGCCGGGTCCGCGAGGAGCTGGTCGATCACGTCGTCGCGTGCGATCACCGTGGCGTTGCAGACCACCGCCAACGTCTTGCCGTGGCCGCCAAGTTTCAGAATGTTTTTCTTGATGATCGCCAGCCGCTTGGCGATCTGCACCGCGGATGCCGCCGACTCGTCGGTCTGAATGTCGTCGAGGATCACGAGGTCCGGCCGGGCCTGGACGCCGTCGGCCCGCTTGTAGCGAAGACCTCGAGACGACGCCATGAGACCGTGGCACGAGACGATCGCACCGCTGGCCTTGCTGCCGGGAATCTTCGGCAGCACGATCGTGTCGGCGGTCCACTCGATGTGGGTCGACTCGCCGTTGTACGTCTGCCCGGAGCACCGCTGCGGCTTGCCTTCGAGAGCCCGCACGGGGTGGCAGACTTCGGGGAAGTCTTCGTAGAGTAGATCGTTCTCGTTCAGTTCCATCTTGATCGAGTCGATCGACATTTGGGCCTTCGTCGACTCGCTGCCGAACACCGCGACGAACGACCGGCGACCGGTGAGGCCGCACCAGATTGCGAACACCTCGGAGCGGGTCGTCTTACCGCTGCCACGCGGGAGGGCTTCGATCGACCGGCCGCCGTTGTCGGCCGCGTCCTGGCACCGCGTGTTGCCACGCTGGTGGTCGGGGGACATGGGCCACTGCCCGGTGGAGTGCGGGAAGTAGGTGACAGCGAAATACTCAAACGACGCTTCGGCTTGCCGGCGTCGGTCGGGGTTTTGCACCGGCGGGATCTCGCCAATGTCGGCACCGCGGCGGGTCCGCTCGCGGGTCCGCTCGATGTCCTGGACACGTTTCCGCTCGGCCGCGGCGACCTGGTGCTCCGGGGCGGATTTGGGTCTACCCATTGCCGACCCTCGCGTAGTAGTGGGCCAAGAGGGCCGCGTCGGCCCGCCCGTCGTCCTTCACGCGGGCGAAGACGTGGGCGTACCGCGGCCACAAGCGGCTTGCCACCAGCCGGTGCTCGCCCTTGTCTCGGCTGACGCCGATCGCTTTCGTCCACGACTGCGGCCGGACTAGCGTCAGCGGGAATCCGAGGGCCGAGATCACGCCCTCAACCAGGCCGAAGCCGCGGCCGAAGTTGAACGCGGACGTGGCCCCGGAACCTTGCACGCCCTGGACGTGCTCGAGGACGACGTGATTGGGCATGTACGGGAAGCCCCGCTGGACGAGGTGGGCCAGCCGGGCCGCGTCGATCACACGCTTGCCGCGGACCTCAGCGACCGGCATATCGAGGACGTGCAGCTCGTCGCCGTTGAGGAGGGCGAGAGCGCCGGAGAGGCCGGGGTCGATGCCGAGGATGGTCATGCCACCACCTCCACGACCCGCAACGACCGGCACACCCCCGGATCCCACACCACCAGCCCGTCGCGGTGCAGCCTGGTGATCTTCTGGTACACGTCGTTGACGTTGACGCCGAAGTGATTTGCGAGATCGCGGATCGACGGCGGGTAGCCGCGGGCAGCGGTCAGCTCCACGATCGCGTCCATGACCGCACGTTGCTTCGCGGTAGTGCCCGCGGAGCGGGCACGGCGGATCGAGGTTGAGGTGACGGTCATGCGGCTCCTCCGGCGGTTGCACGTTGCTTCTCGATCGTGGCTTGGAGACGGGCTGCGTCGCTGCCGCTCCACCCGACGGCCTTGGGCCGCTCGTCGGCCGCTGGGGCACCCTTCGGTGTCTTAGGGGCGTCGTACTGACCGCCAAGCACCTTGGTCACGAACCCGTCGACCGTGAACTGGTGCAGCGTCACCGGGCTATCGAAATACCGGCAGCCGGCCAGCCGGGGGATCGCTTCAAGGGCGGCGGCCAGCCACCCGTCCTGCACGATCACCGCCGCGGCGTGATCCGGTGGGTTCGCCGGCTTCCACGGGTTGCGGCGGGTCGCCGGTCCGGCACCGGTGTTCCATGCCCGCCGGAGGGCTTCCCATGCCTCCGGCTGCGAAGCCTCACGCGGAGGAGGAGGAATTCTCCTCTCCTCTATTCTGCGACGATCGGCCGTCGGACCGTCCGACGCCGGTGCGTCGGAAGACCCGTATTGGCGTTTTCGCCCTGGATTTCGGTCCTCGTAGGCCCGTGAACGGTCGGATTGCTGGGCTCTCGACTTGGCACACTGGGTAAACCGGCGATCCCACCCTGGGACAGCAACGGTTCCGCCAGCCTCGTCGATCTCCAGCCACCCGACGGCCGCCACGGCACGCCAGAAGGACTCGTCTGCCCCGCACGTCCTGACCAGACGCGGGAGCGTCATGCGGGCCACCCCGTCCGTACAGTGCATCGACGCCCACCCCCAAAGTCGCCAGAGGCGAAAGCAGACCACCTCGACCGGCTGCCCGGTCGTGTCGATCAGCTCTTGGACCTCCGGCTTCTCCGGCATGGCGAGGTCGACTGCTATCCATTCACCGGCCATCCGTGGCCTCCGTTTTGCAAGCCATTTCAATGGCCCATGCAATGCTCGATGACTTGATCCGGCATCCAGTTCCGTTTTGCATTAGATGAAGCCCGACATTGCGTTCCATCAAAGAATCAAACTTCTCTTTGTTGAATCGAGAAAGATCGCAGCCGCGAGATACAGCGGCCCGAGCCGCCCGCTCGTACTTGAGTGTTCCGTAGCACATGGATTTTGTTTCTTTGATCCATCTCCATATCTCTGATGAATCGGTAACGTCAGGAGCCTCGTCGTGGCACTCAGAGCAAAGCGGTAGCGTGTTTTCTGGCCCATCGCCACCATCAAACTGCTTTGCGACTATGTGGCATTTCTGTAGCTTTCTTCGCGAACCGCATCGCCAGCAATGCTCGATGGCATCAGACCAATCAACTCCGATTTCAGATTCGTCAAATCGTTCGCACCAATAATCAACGCATAGGCGTATCCATTGCTGAACCTTGTCTGCCATCACGCCACCCTCCAAAGACGTGCCCCCGCCGTCCCGTGCCCCTTCCTCCGGGCCGCGAATCCGACCGACACGATCTTGTTGTTCTTCGCCAGACCGGCGAACACGCTTCCGAACGCCCTCGCGTCGTGCGGCACCAGGCCAAGCCGCTGGCAGTGGTCCACCAGCTCCTCGCCGGTCATGGCTCGCCCACTCTTGGTGAGTGCGTCGAGGATCGCCGCACGGGCCGCGTCTGTGTCGAAGCCGGCCACCCGCACCGCCTTCGCCGTGCAGGCCGCGGCGGGCTTCGCGAACAGCGGTAGCGACGCGATTGCTTGGTCGGTAGTTTGCAGCGTCATGGTCAGTCCCCCGTCCAGTTCGTTCCGGCCCGCGGGCCGGCGTAGCCGAGTTGCTGTTTCGTGTTTCCCCACCGCTTGAACCACGCCGCACGCACGGCCAGCTCGTCGGCGTATGGCCTTTCCAGTTCCATAGACTCCCTAGCCACCGCATTGGCGATCACCATCGCGGCATGGCGGTCGGCCGCCGTGTTGATGGCTTCGATTGCGTCCTCGATAGTCATGCACCACTCCTTGCGGCAGCGATCACCGCTTCCAGGTGCTCTTGGCCGTAGTGCCAGTGGCCGTGATGCTTCACCGTCGGTTTCGGAAGGTGTGCGATTGCCATCCGTACCTCGTACCGCGTGAACCGGCGGTTGGCCGCCTCGGTCCCGGCAGCAATGAGGTCGCTGCATCGGATCCACGTCCGATCGCGGTCGCCCCGCAACTGCATGAACGTCACTTCGCCTACGTTGCAAGTCATTTCACAATCCTTTGTGTGTGTGCCGCGTGACGTGCGGCTTACGGTCGAGGTCACCGGCCATGCTGGTGGAGATGCCACCCGGCCCCCGGCTGCGGAGTTACGTCGCGACCACCGCTTGCGCTCTCCCCGCGGCCGATGAATCTGCAGCCGCTGCGGCCGGGAGCGGCCGGCGAAGTTCCTCGATCAGTAGGTCAATGCGTCGGCGACGTTCTTCCAGCGTCTTCGCCGCGGCCTCGTCGGCTTCCTCGCGGGTGAAGAACCACTCGCCAGCCATCACTTCAAGGGCGAATCCGTAGTCGGCCTTCACGAAGACTTCGTCCCCGACGAGGACCGTCTGGCCCGTCTGCCGGAAATACTCAGTCACCGGGAAGTTGCTTGCGACGGTGCGAAATACTTGTGCCATCGGATTTCCGGCTCCTAGAAGGGAATGTCGTCGTTGGGTGCGTTGCTGGCCGCGTCGGCCTTCTGCGTGGCGGTGCGGTTCACCGGCCGATCTCGGATCTCCTTCGGAAGCGGATCCGCGTTGGGCTTGTATTTCACGACCTTCACGAAGTCATTGCCGGCCTTGCTCAGTGCGATCACCGTCTCGACGGTGACGACCTGGCCCTTGAGTTGGCTTTCATCCCACTCGCCGGCTGGCGGGTCGACTCGAGCCGACCGGCACATTGCTTCCACCGAACCGCGACGATCACACGGGATCGAGTCGAAGACGGCTTTGATTCCCTTGCCGAAGTCGAGCCGCACGGTGAGGCACGTCCCGTCCGCGTTGGTCTTCGATTTCGCCCAATCCTTTGGCTGCATCTTCACCCACCCGATGGTGGCGACGTGCGTCCCGTCCGGGCAGAGCTGCTCGGCGGCGGTGCTGGTCGCGGTGTCCGTTGCTTCTCCGAAATCGTCCCAGTTCATGTCTCGATCTCCGGGGTGTGCTTGTTGCCGATCTTCACAATGCGATCCGCGTCACCGATGAGGGCGTCGTCGATGATCGACTTCGCCCGGTTGAATGACACGGCCCCACGCTTGAATGCCAGTGCCGTGTCCTCCACGATTTGCATGGCCGCCGCATGGCGGGCTTCGTGTTCGCGTTCTTCCGTGCTGCTCATGCCGTAACCTCCTGTGGGTCGAGCTGCTCCTGCCGCTTGTTGATCTCGCCGTCCAGCTTGTTCCTCTGGCTCTCAGTGAGGTCACCGGCCGTTACGGCCTTGTCGGCCTCATCGGCGATCTGCCCAAGCTCCTCAACGGTGTTCGCAGCCCGGACGCGGTCGAGCCATCCGGCCTTGGGAGCCGATGCCGGCGTTACACCAGCGAATAGCGGGGCGAGGGCTTCGATCGTCATGGGCAGTTCCGGAGACAATCCGTAGCGGTTTTTGGCGTCGAATGCCGCCGTCCGCTCGGTGTGCAGCACACGCTCCCGACCACCCTTTGCCCGCGTCCGGCCGTCCTCGCCTGCCACCAGCTTCGTGCGGTAGTTGGCGAAGAGGATGCAATCGGCCCACTCTTTCACGAGCGGCCCCGACTGCTTGGTCAGCTTCAACTCGTAGCGGTCGTAGCCCTCGTCCATATCTGGCGGGCTGACCCGCTTGACGGTGGAGTGGCCGACCATCACCACGTTCACGCCCTGGTCGATCAGCGAGTCGCAGACCGACAGAAGCCGACCGACAGATTCGGCCACCATCGTGTAGCCCTTCCCGAATCCGAAATCCTCGATCGACCGCTTGTTGGCCTTCTTGAGAAGGTGGTCGATCAGAAGCCGCTCGGCCCAGTCGATCGAGTCGATCACGACCGTCTTGAAACCTTGGTTGTCGCGAATCAGTTCGTGGAGGGCACCTTCAAGGTCCATCCACGACGAAACCGAAACGCGAGCCACGTCTAGGTGGTTCGTCCCGTCCTCTGTGTCGAGCACCACCGCATTCGGAAACTGGCTTGCCAGCGTGGACTTGCCGATTCCCTCGACGCCGTAGGCGATGACTCGCTTCGCCGTCTGCCGTACACCCCGTGTGATTTTCATATTTGGATTCCTTCCTCTTGAGCCCATCGCTCCATCTCACCCACGGCCGTGCGGACCATCCGCACGTCACCGTCAAAACTTCGACTCTGACCTTCGACCGCACCGACACTCGTGAGCATCAGTCGTGCAGCCCTCAACAACTTCAGCGCCCGGCAAATGCCCAATGCGGCCTTGCCGTCCACCACCTTCACGCTCGCCCGTTTCGGGTCCACTCCGCTCGGCATTTGAAACCTCCAGTTCACTTCTCCTGATTGACACATGACGCGGGGCGTCGATCCCGATCCTGACCACCGGCTGGTAGCCGTCGACCTTGTAGATCGCGGTGACAAGCACCGTGATGTCCGGGCCGATCTGGATCGCTTCGTCCACGCGACGACTGAGAACTAGCACCGCTTACTCCGTTTCTTGGCCGGTTCGCCAGCCCTGGCTCGCCGGGGTTGCTCCTGAAAATGCCCCGCTCCGCGGGGCTCCTTTCCGCCGCGATCCGTCGCGGCGGCATCCTTGAACGATCCGCTGATTGCCTCGCCGTACCACGATTTTCCGGTGCGGTCCTGCCGGATTCGCACCTCGGCCAGCCGACGCATGGCGTCCGGCTCGTCGCACAGCAGTCCGGCCACACGGTCTGCCAGCGTTTCCAGGTCGGAGATCGCTTCACGAGCCATGTCGTGTACGGCCTCGAGGTCGCCCAACTGCAGCCGCTTGTCGATGTCCAAATCGATCGTCTCGTTGAGCGGCAGCCGCCGCGTGCAGACGCCCTTCGCGGTGAGTGCCCGGATCATCAGTCGGTGGGCTACTGGTGCTATGTCGCTCGCAGCGGCACGGACAGCGTCCGCACGTTGACCGGGGCGGCATCCGGCGGGGTGTAGTCGCACCTGGTCACTCGCCGCCGGTACTCCTCGTCCGGCGACCAACTCATCCGGATTGCCGACGCGAGCAACTGAATGGTTGGCTCGGTTGGGTCGGCGTGATCGTGCTCCCGCTCGCGGTAGCTTCTTTCGTTGTCCATCTCGGCCTCCTCGTTCCTTGAGGGTGGCCGGCGATTTGCGTCTTGCAGTCATCGGCGGTTCCCTCGCCTATTGGTCCTGCCGATCACCGTGATCGGCTGCTTGTTCTCTGGGGTGGGCCAACTGTACCTATGTTCACCGGGTGGTCAAACGATTTTTTTTCGCGTGGCGCTCGGCGGAAAGCAGTGTTTGGGGAGTTGAAATCTTGGGTCTGCAACTCGTTGTTGCGTTGCCGCAAGAACGACGTGCGGAAATCTAGTGCTGCCGCAAGAACGAGTCAAGCGATTTTTTTGATTCAGCAAGAAACGCTTGAAATAGCGTGTAAATCAGCCCGGCCGAAAGCCGCCTGGCTTTCTGCCAGTGACACGCTTCAACTTTGACCGACGAATGATCTCGGTCTCATCAAATACTCGAGCGTTGCCAGAAGGCTTGTCGCTCCAGAGTGTTCCGTCTTCTGCGAGCTGGCGAACTCGGCACATAGAGATGCCAAGAATCTTCGCGGCGTCGCGTGTGCCGATCAGCTTGCGGTTGGTGGGGAGTGCCATGACCATGCTCCGATGCTATCGCGAGCGTTAGAAGAGTCAAACTGTCCAATCCGCCCGACCACCTCGACCCGCAAATCCGGTCCAGCCGTTTGCTTCGGCCGCTCCGGAATGCGAGAGTCGAGGTGTCGGGCAGATTTCTAGTGGAGGCGAGGGGAGTCGAATACCTAGGAGGGGTAATGTACGACCGTTCACTTCTGGGGCAGACTGCTCGGCATAAACACCAAGAGGGTAGATGCCATGAATGCCATGACGGTCAGAGAGCTGACTG